CACACGAAAAGCTTTGCAGGATAATGCAAAAGCAAACGTTCGAACAAATAAAAGAAATGAAAGAACGTATTAGAAGAATAGAATACATGATCGTAGCTGGCATGGGTTCTATGATCCTAGCTTTACTTATGAATTACATGAAATAATATGAATCTTACACGTAACTTTACCCTTTCAGAGCTTACCAAAAGCGACACTGCCATACGTAAAGGCATTAATAATAATCCTAATGCTGAACAAGTAGAAAAATTAAAAGCGTTATGTGAAAATATTCTTCAGCCGGTACGTGACCATTTTGGCAGGGTTAAAATTACCAGCGGATTCCGTAGTGAAGATTTGTGTGTTGCCATAGGATCGAGTCGGAACAGCCAACATGCCCGTGCAGAAGCGGCCGATTTCGAATGTCCTGGTGTTGATAACGCAGAATTAGCAGATTGGATTTATAAAAACCTTGAGCCGGATCAGCTCATCCTCGAATTTTACACTCCTGGTGAACCTAACAGCGGGTGGATTCACTGTAGTTGGATACCTGAAGGTAGACGTGCACAATACATGCATGCATATAAATCAGAAGGTAAAACAAAATATAAACCTGTGATTGGAACCGCTAGAAATTTAGTTTAGATCCAAGCTTTTAATTCTTCACCTAATACTTCAGATGCTATATTAATTTTATCTCGTAAAGCTTTTACTATTTTTTCATCAACTGTATCTTCACATATAATATCTATATAAGTTACATTTTTCTTTTGACCTATACGATGTGCTCTATCTTCTGATTGTAATCTTTTTTCCAGATCATAACCATTAGAATAATAAATAACTGTATTTGCTTTTGTAAGTGTAATACCATAACCACCTGTTTGTGGTGTGCCTACCAAAAATCTACATTCATCACCGTTTTGAAACTTACGTATATTGTCTTGTCTTTCATCTTGTGGTGTTAATCCATAATAATCTACTATAGAACCTTCACCATATTTTTTAACAATATTTTTTATTATTTCGTTAACATCTCTTTGATAGTTAGCCCATATGATAGCTTTGCCATCTGTTTCCTCTAATATGTCCATTAATTCTTTGATACGGTTGTTATCTAAATTTTGAACAGACCCATCATCCGCAGTAAAGTGTCCACAAGTTATTTGATGTAATCTCATCAATTGTGTAAGCACAGTCATTGTAGATGATACTTTGCCATTTAAAACTGATATGGCTTGTTTTTTCATTTGTTCGTACACTTTTCTTTGATCTGACGTAAGAACAATATGTCTTTTAATAAAATTTTTTGGTGGTAAATCCAAACAATCTTCTTTTAATACCCTATATGAAAATTTTTTCACTGTGTCTGATAACTCCCCTAAGTTTTTAAATTCACTAACAACTTGTATGGTCCTCCCTCTAAGATGCATAGTTTCCATTTCTGCATAACGATTACGAAAAGCGTAGTATGAAGTAAAGTCCAATAACCACGGATCAAGAAATTCACACTGTGTATACAAATCTAATGGATTCTTTGTAACAGGAGACCCTGTCATAATACGTCTGTATTTAGCCATTCTACCAAGACTAATAATATTTTTTGTTCTTTTAGCTGTTGGCGTTTTTATTGTGGTAGACTCGTCAATAGCCATTAAAACTTTGTGTGAATTTAAAAATTTTTGTGCAAACCTAACACCTTTTTCTGTAGATAAAGCCTCTACATTCATAATTAAAATATGCAGCGCAGTTTCTATTTCAAACAAAGACTCTAATTTTTCTTGTTGTTTTTTATTAATATTAGATTGCCACAATACCGTCACATTTTCTACATGATTAGGTAGGTGTGTTGGTAACTCTTGTTCATACCACGTTTTAACAACACCTTTTGGTGCAATAATTAATGCACTATCTATCTTGCCTTTATCGTAAAGCATGGACATATTATCTATTAATACTTTTGTTTTACCTGTACCCATTTCCATAAAATATGCGTAAGTCTCTTTATTCCAAGACTTTTCTAAAGCAGTCAACTGATGCTTATATGGTTTTAATTTAAATTTATAATTCATAAATTTTTATACTTTCTACCTTGACATATAATGTAGGATCGCTATATTGTCAAGTATGTCAGAAAGAATAGTTTACGTTATACAAGAAATAGCTGGAACGAAAGCAGGTAACCCCAAGATTAACATCATGGGTGCTTCGCACTATGGTAAATTTCGTTTTCTTTTACCAGAGTTTAGCCAGATCATTTTCTCTCCAGGTCCTCTGGTTTACAAATTAAGACAAGGTCTTAGGGAGTATAAGCCGGATGACTATTTGTTATTAACTGGTGATCCAGCTATTATAGGTGTAGCGTGTTCGATTGTTTCTGACATAACCAATGGTAAATTTAATTTACTAAAATGGGATAAACAAGAAAGAAAATATTATCCTATTGAAATCAATCTATATGAGAAAGGAGAAATTGATGTCAATTAAACAATCAATCAAGATAAAAGAAACAATAAACTTTGAGGCAGATCAACAGGACTTGATGAAGAAGACTGATAATATTCAGTCACTAGCTGATCAGGTTGAAAGATTAGAATTATGTAATGATCGCATTGCAGATATAGAGGCTGATCTTAAAATGATGAAAAACAAAAGAGACCATATATCAGGTGAGGTAATACCAACCATGATGACTGAGATGGGTTTTTCAGAACTAACACTAAAAGATAATACAAAATTAAAAGTGTCCACCTCTTACAAAGCTCACATAAGTGAAGCAAACAAAGAGATGGCATTTAACTGGCTTCGTGAGAATGGACTAGGGGATATAATCAAAAACGAGATATCCGTATCCTTTGGTCGCAACGAAGATAACAAGGCGGCTGATTATGCCGAACTTGCGAAGAGTAGTGGGTTCCAACCGACACAAAAGATGAAGGTAGAACCCATGACTCTGAAAGCGCTAGTCCGTGAGCGTTTAGAATCAGGCAAAGAAATGCCAACGGAAATTTTCGGTGTCTTTACCGAAAATAAAACTACTATAAAGAGGAGTAAATAAACATGAACCAAGTAGCAAGTAAAAAAGAAGGAGCATTGGCAATCAATATGTTTGAAGCTGATGCAGACAAAGGTTCTCAAAACATGACGCAAGAAGATCTTGCGTTACCTTTCCTAAAAGTTTTGGGACAACTATCACCTGAAGTTAATAAGCGTGATGGTAAATATGTCGAGGGCGCAGAACCCGGCAAAATAATCAATACAGTTTCTAACGAACTGTATGATCAAATCAATGTATTGCCAGTCTTTTACAAAAGAAAATACATTGAATGGCAAGATAGAGGTACCAGCACTGGTGCACCTGTCGCTATCCACGAGGCAGACAGTGATATAATTAGTCAGACCACTAGGGGGAAGGACTATAAGGATAGACTACCAAACGGTAACTATCTTGAAAACACTGCGGATCACTTTGTGATTCTAATGGGTAGTAGTCCCCAAACAGCTTTGATTTCTATGAAAGCTACTCAATTAAAAGTGAGTAGAAAATGGAACTCAATGATGATGGGTATCAAAATGCAGGGTAAGAATGGACTCTTCACTCCGCCAACATACAGCCACATTTACACTCTAAAAACCGTGCCGATGTCTAATGACAAAGGATCATGGTTTGGATGGGACGTAAGTAAAGTCGGACCTATCGAAGATAAAGCAATCTATGAGATAGCAAAAGGCTTTGCAGAACGTGTAGGTAAAGGTGAGGTACAGGCGAAGCATGGTGAAGCTGAAACCAATTCACAAGCACAACCATACTAAACATATCCTAGGTACTGGGCGTCAAAGCGAGAGTAGAGACGCCCAGTTTTTATTATGGAAAATATAAGAGTATTTAAAAGTATATTTGAAGGATTAGATCGTGCTCATGGTGTCACAAAAGTTAGTGAATCAAACGGTGATGGTAACAAAATAAAAGGTAAATCTTTTGTAAAAAGAGAACCAGTTACAGATGAACTATGGTTAAAACATTTGCAGGGTGTAGAAAGTTTAGGTGTCATACCTATAAATGATGAAAATAAATGTAAATGGGGTTGCATAGATATAGATTCTTATGCAGGATTTGATCACAAACAATTAATTCAAAAAATAAATAAATTAAAATTACCACTTATAGTATTTAGATCTAAATCTGGTGGTGCACATGTATTTTTATTTACATCAGATTATGTGTCAGCAAAATCTATGCAAGATAAACTTACAGAAATAAAAGCTGTGTTGGGTTATGGTGGATCAGAAGTTTTTCCAAAACAAACAGAATTAAAATCGAAAGATGATACAGGAAATTTTTTAAATTTACCATACTTTTCTGGTGACGATACAACAAGATACGCTTTTGATAAAGAGGGTGGAGGTGCTACACTAAAAGATTTTTATGAACTTTATGAAATAAATAAAGTTTTAGATGTAGAAAGTATAAAAGTAGAAAGACCACAATCAGAATACAACGATGGACCACCTTGTATTGAAACATTAGCTATGAATAAAATTGGTGAGGGTGGTAGAAATAATGCATTGTTTCATTATGGTGTGTATGCAAAACAAAAGTGGCCAAGTGAATGGAGATCAAAAGTAATATTATTTAATGCAACTGCAATGGAGAAACCATTGTCAGATACAGAGGTTCAAATAGTTGTAAATCAACATGATAAAAAAGAATGGGGATATAAATGTAACGATCAACCTATGTGTAGTATGTGTGATAAAACTTTATGCAGAAATAGAAAATATGGCATAGGTCAAGACATAATGTTTCCAAATCTTACAGACCTACAAGTTATCGATTTAGAGGATCCATATTATTATCTTAATGTAGATGGTGAAAGATTAAAATTAGAGAGTGTAAAACATTTACGACAACAAAGTTTATTTCAAGAAGCGTGTATGGTTCAATTAAAAAAAAGACCTCCAACATTAAAAGAAAAAGATTGGGTATTAATAACTAATTTATTATTAAACAATGCAGAGGTTACAGAGCCTGCAGAAGGTTTACGAACAGAAGATCAACTACAAAAACATTTAGAAGAATATTGTTTAAACAGAGTGTCAGTAGATTCAAAAGAGGATTTACCAAGAGGTGGCACATGGACAAACAATGGACAACATCATTTTGTGTTTGATAAATTTTATCACAATCATTTAATGAGAAGAAGGTGGGATCTTGGATATTCAAGAACTGCGGAAATGTTACGTGAAAAATGTGGTTGCGATGATAAAAGAATTGGTAAAAATAAATTATCTGTTTATGTAGTAAAAGAATTTGAAGCTAAAGATAAAGAGTACAAACAAAAAAAATTAAAAGAGGAGTCACCATATTAATGAAAACAATTGTATTAGGACCACCAGGCACAGGTAAGACAACTACTTTATTGAATAAAGTAGACGATTATTTAAAACAAACAGACCCTGATAAAGTTGGATACTTTGCTTTTACACAGAAAGCTGCATACGAAGCAAGGGACAGAGCCATAAAAAAATTTAATTTAGAGGAGGATGATCTACCATATTTTAGAACACTACACTCACTTGCATTTAGAAGACTTGGTATAAAAAAAGAAGATGTAATGCAGCGTAGACATTACCTAGACTTTGGAAAAAAAATAAAAGAAGAAATAAAATATGCGGAATATGAAAATGATCACAACGGAATCTTTACTACAGATAGTGAATACTTACGTGTAATTAATCTTGCGAAATTAAAAGAGATAACACCAATACAACAATATAATCTACAAGAGCATAACCAGGAGTTAGATAAAGATAAACTAATAATAATTTTTAATGAATTAGAACGATATAAAAAAGAACATAATCTAATTGATTTTAATGATATGATTATGCAATTTACAAAATCAGATGCTGCCGTGCCAAAGTTTGATGTTGTATTTATAGATGAAGCACAAGACTTATCTAAAATGCAATGGCAAATGGCTAAAACTATTTGGCAAAAAACAACAGACTCTTTTATTGCAGGGGACGATGACCAAGCAATATTTAGATGGGCAGGAGCAGATGTAGATTCTTTTATAGCACAGGAGGGACAAATGCTACCTTTACAGCAGTCTTACAGGATTCCTGCGAGGGTGCATGGGTTAGCCATGGGTATAATAAATAAAATTAAAACAAGGATAAATAAAACTTGGCAACCAAAGACACACCAAGGATCTTTATCTAGATACTATGACTTTGAAGAAATAAACATGTCATCAGGTGATTGGCTAGTGTTAGCTAGAACTAAATACATGTTAGATAACTTAGAGGAAGATTTATATTTAAAAGGTTATTACTATCAAAACAAATTTAGAAAGCAGAGAGAACATACTTTACATTTAGCAGCGACAGACTGGGAGAGTGCAAGAAAAGGACAACCACTAACTTACGATCAGGTAGAGAGAATATATGGCTACATGAATGTAGATAAAAACAAACTAAAAAGTATGGTTAAAGACATGACTTATGACATAGACAAATTGAAAAAACACTATGGATTAAAAACAGATGCTGTTTGGTTTGAGGCATTTGATGCAGCTCCAAGACGAGATGTAAACTATTTAAGAAAGATGAGAAAGAATGGAGAGAAGTTAAACGAAGCACCACGAATAACTTTATCTACAATACATGGTGCAAAGGGTGGTGAG